GCAGAACATATTCGCCAGCGTAGTTACTACGTCGGCGCGCCATATATGAACGAAATTCTTGACCAGAAGACTGCTCATGAAGGGTTCCCTGACCAACTAGTAGGATATAACTTCAAGTTATCCGAACGGGCTCACTCAATGTTTGAGGGTGATGCTGACCCTATCTTTAAAAGAGACCTCACTAGACACCTAGGTGAGTTGAATGATAGGATGATGAACTTCTTATCAGTTAAACATAACGCATTGTGCGCAGTATACCCGCCAGGCGGATATATCTCTTGGCACAATAATGCTAACGCTCCGGGCTTCAACCTAATCTTCTCTTATTCTGGAGATGGTTCTGGTTACTTTGATTACATTCATCCTGAAACTAAGGAAGTTGTTCGTTGCCAAGACAAGCCCGGCGTGTGGACTTGTAAAGCCGCATACTTCGGACACTACCGTGAACCAGAAACCCTTCTTTATCACGCAGCTGCTGCCGATACTGACTGGCGTTGTACAGTATCTTATGTATTTGATACTACTGATGGTTCAGATGCTCTACGTGATCTAGTATTGGAAGACATTGCGTCTGCTGAATAAATCATGTTTGCTAATTCTTAAGGCTTCAGATTGTTATAAATAGTACTAGATAATTTTACTAATACAATCTGAGGTTTTAGGGATGGCAGCTTACGAAGATTTTACAATAGACCAAGGCACAGATATTGCTTTTCAGATAGAGCTTACTGAAGCTGATGGTTCTGTGAAAGATTTAAGTGCTTATACTGTATCCGCCAAAATGAAGCGGAACTTCAACAGTAAAGACGAAGACACTATCGAGTTCTCTGCGATGGTCGCTGACCCGTCATCCGACGGTATCCTAGTATTATCCCTCACAAATGAGCAGACTGATGCCCTATCTACCCGTGGTAGGTACGTGTATGATGTCGAAATAACCTATATCGATGCGAACGGATATCCCGTAGTAGAGCGTATTTTAGAGGGGAAAATTAAAGTATCTCCTTCGGTAACAAGGTAAACATACATGCCTATTCGCAAAGTTTCTATATCTAATGGCGGCACAACTCATATTAATACGAGTGCCTCCACTAGTTCTGGTACTCAAGTTAAAAGAGTTACTTTAGGTAGACCTGTACAGAGAGTCACTGCTACTGGAAGTAGTATCGGTGGACTTTCTGACATTAATTTTGAATCTCCACATCCAGAGGATGGAGATGTTCTAGTGTACCACGGCACTGATGAAAAGTGGCACGCTCAAAAACTTTTAGACAAACAAGTGATCAATGGGGGTCAATACTAAATGGCGTCAATAATAAGAATTAAACGTTCCGGTGTAGCGGGGAATCCATCTGTCCTCGCACAGGGTGAACTCGCCTATTCATATCTAGCAAATAATGGGGCGAATGGTGGTGATCGATTATATATTGGCACTGGCACAGAAACAAACGAAGATGCGGTCAACCATACCGTCATAGGTGGTGCGTATTACGTCAACCTATTACACGGTGAAGGTGCTGCGCAGTATGGTAGTAACTTACCTAACAAAGCGCTCATCGTCGACTCAGACGGTGCGGTAGACTTTTTAAAGGTAGGAACCCCAACTGATCCCAGTCATGTAACAAACAAAGCATACGTTGACGGGATACTATCTGCGCAAGAGTTGGGGTCTAACTTCTTATTCTCTGGTGACAGTGGTTCTGGTAGTATTTTCCTAGCAACCGAAGCAATCACCTTTGCCGGTGGTCGTGGTATTACTACCCTTGCGGACTCAGATGCTAACTCGTTAACAGTTAGTCTGGTACCCACTGGAGTTACTGCGGGAGACTACGGTTCTCAGACTGAAATCCCAACCTTTACTGTTGATTCAGACGGTCGTATTACTGCGGCTAGTACTGTAAATATTGGTACTAACCTAACAGTAAATGGCGACAGTATTTCTCTGTTGGATTCAGACCTAACGTTTAGTGGTTCTGATAACGTCAATGTAGCATATGACACAGCAACAAACACTGTCAATGTTTCACTAGAACCTAATGTTCTTGACCTCAATTCAATAGAAGTTGGTAACCTAAAACTAACAGGTAACACACTATCTTCTACTGATAGTTCCAACACCCTATACATTGACCCTGCTCCGACAGATTCGGACGGTGGTACATTAGTAATCCGTGGTGACCTTGTTGTTCAAGGTACCCAGACAATAATTAACTCGACAGTAATGTCGGTTAATGACCTTACACTTACTCTTGCTGATGAAGCATCCACCCCAGCAGAAGCTGATGGTGCTGGTATCTTTATTGCGGGTGCTGATGTATCAATAGTATACAACGCATCCAAAGACCAGATAGATATCGACAAAGGACTTAATGTTCTTGCTCCACTATCTATTAATGATGTAGAGATCGGTGAATTCATCGATGATAAAGTTGCTAACCTCTTAACTGCTGGCGAAGGTATTGATCTAACATATTCCGATGAAACCAATGAATTAATCATTGCTGCGGAATTAGCAACAAACTCTAATGCGGGTGTCGCATCTTTCGACTCTGCCCAGTTTGCGTTAAACGCAGGCGCGGTAACCATTACGCATTTAGACGGTGGAACTTATTGATATAAATAAGCATTAAGTAGATCATATATTTTATGGTTTTAGCTAGTCGCCTTATATAAGGTCGAGTGAAAGAGGAAGCCAACATTGGCACGTAACGTAGATATTCGTTTAAGACGAAGTGCTGTCGCAGGCAACGTCCCAACGATAGAGCAGTTGAACCTCGGTGAGTTAGCAGTAAACACCGCAGATGGTAAACTGTACTTAAAAAGACAGTACGATGGTATTGAACAGGTTATTGAAGTCGGTGGTGACGCACGATCCGGCTTAGTAAGTACTTTCAATACGTATATCTACACGTCTGACGGAACGCTATTGACGCTCTCCGGAGCAGACGATTACGGAAATTATCTTTCATACGACCTTGCTTCCCCCCGAAGAATTCAAGTATACCTCAACGGTGTTTTACTACACCAAGGTATAGACTATACAGCAGCTGATGGTTCCTCTATAACCTTCGCCTTTCCTATTGGCGTAGATCAAGTAGTTCAAGTTGCGGCATATAACTCAGACGGTGCGTCCATTGACGCAGACCTCATACTAGACGATGGATTTTCGTTTACCGTTGGTACCGATGAAGAGACTAAGTTCTATCATAATGGTACCAACACGATTTTAAAACATCTTGGTTACAACGGTGGGGATTTAAAGATCCAATACCGCGATAGTGACCGTATTGATGTTGATAGTGCTGGAGTAAATATATTCGGCGACTTCCGTCTTAATGGCGAATCTGTTGTTACTCTAGCGGATGTTATTAATACCATCAATACTGAGGTTGACACTGGATTTGTTGAAGCACTGAATATAAGTGCTGCCTCCGTATCTTATGTACCTGATAGTGACATGATTGCTACCAACGTTCAGGATGCGATTGATGAACTACATAGTACCAAACTAGACATTTCTGCCCTTAACGCCTCTATTGTATTATATCCAACGACCACTACTATTGCTGTTGACGGTATATACACGAAGATGGTCACTTCTATCGGTGACTCAGATTTTAATGCCGTTGCTGTAGATATCAACACTGGAACCATATCTGGGGCCGATCAGTTGATTGCGTCACTTGCTACGGAACAGGGTGTATTAATAGGTAACACTGGTGTTATTAACATTCATACTGTTGGTAACGTGAGAGTTAATCCAGATGGCTCTGGCGGTTCAGCATCATTCTATTTCGAAGTATATAAAAGAAGTGCTGCTGGTGTAGAGACTTTATTATCTACTTCATCAACCACAAGCAAAATTTCTCTAGATACTTATGGTGAGTTTTACGCAGATGCGTTATTACCAGCAACTGATTTCACCGCAACTGACCGTGTAGTAATAAAATACTATGGTAATGAAATTACTGGTAATGTTAACACTACATATGATTTTCAGTTTGGTGGTACATCTCCTGTACGGTCTAATTTTCCAGTACCCGTATCTGTAATACCACAGAATGTACTGGAGGCCTTGTCAGGGGGTTCTGGTATTGACTACAGCTCTGCGACAGGTGTCATCTCAGTAGATAATACTATTGCGACTAAGACCTATAGCGAGTTGTACGCGCACTCTGCGGCAGACTCTGCGGCATCGGTCGTATTGCTCGCTGCTAAATCTTATGCTGTAGAACAAGACTCTGACACTCTAGTATTAGCAAAATCTTATGCGTCTTCAAATGATGCGATTACATTACAATCAGCAAATGACTACGCAGAAAGTCAAGATGTTATAAATCTTCAATTAGCTAAAGATTATACTGAACTATATACAGACTCGGCAGTCTTACTAACACTAAACTCAGCAAACGTTTATACCGACAGTTCAGTATCAAACATTCAACTGGTTTTAGAGAACTACACTAACTCTGCTATATCTGCCGCCTTAATAACGGCAGACGCCGCTGCGGTAACATACACCGACAGCGCAATTAGTATTGCTATATCAAATCTTATCGATGGCGCGCCTCAAGTACTTGATACTTTGAATGAAATATCGGCAGCCTTAGGTGACGACTCCGACTTTATCGGAACAGTACAAAACTGGATTAATCAAAAGTTAGACGCTAACGCCACAACAGATGTTATAGAAGAAGGCGTTAATAACTTATACCTTACAGAAGAACGTGTAAGACAATCATTATCTGTGTCTAATGGGTTATCATTCAACCCATCTACAGGTGAATTCGGTATTGACAGTTCGGATGATGTAACCTTCTCATCTGTTACAGCTGCGACTTTTGTAGGTAATCTACAAGGTAATGCGGACACTGCGACAGATGCAGACCAACTCGACGGGCAACATGGTTCATATTATAGAGTTAATATTTACGATATAAATGGAACTTTAGTTAACTAGAACTTCATATCAGAAAATCTATTTATTATAAATAACATCATATATTAACTCTAATAAAATAGATGACACATCACTATGATCAACGGAAAATCTTTTAACAGGGTATTTGCTGAGAGCTTATTTAATCTAGCATCTCAGAAAAAATCTAAAGTTGAAGAATCGCCTGGCTCAGAGACGGAGATATTCGAACTTATCGAAGGTACTTCTTCTTCCACCAATGACAACTCAATCATACCTGAAGCACAACATATTATTGCTGACGGTGAAACCGCGATATTTACATTAAATGCTGCTCCTTCTAGGGCGGATCTTGTAGATGTTTGGGTGAATGATGTTCTTCAACACCATGTTGAGACATATGACACTATTGGTGATGTCATTCAGTTCAGTGAAATCCCCCCGCAAGGGACGGACATTTATATTAAATTTCGTTAGTATATTATTAAACGTTTAAACACAATCCTAACTAAAACCTCATGGAGATTACTCAATGTCATTTAGACAAATTAAATCACCAGCATTAGCAGATCGGTCTATAATTAGTACCAAACTAGACTCAAGTGCTGTTACGGGACAAACCCTTCTTACCGGAATGGCCAATCCTGCAGATTGCTTTACGCTGCTATACGATGTAGGTTCTGACTCGCTTAAGAAAATTAGTACTGCGGCATTCTTCGGAAGCTTTGATACTGACGACTTGGCAGAAGGTTCCAAACAGTACTTTACACCGCAACGCGCTCAAGACGCTGTTGCCGCAGATATTGCTTCTGCTGTTGCTGTAGAAACTGCTCGTGCTACTGCTGCTGAAGGTGTTAACGCAACTTCAATCGTAACTGAAACAAATCGTGCTACCGCTGCTGAAGTTGCTAACGCAACTGCTATTTCAACAGAAACAAATCGCGCAACTGTTCGCGAAAACGCAATCGAATCCGCATACCAGACAGCTGACGCTGCCTTATCAGTTCGTATTGATAACATTCTAACAAATACTGATTCTGACGCACTTAACTCTCTAGCAGAAATTGTTGTTGCTTTCCAAAACGCTGATAGTGTATTGACCGCGTCTACTATTGCTAACTCTAGTGCTATCTCGGGTGAAGTCGCTCGCGCCACTGCTGCTGAGACTGCTAACGCAACTGCTATCGCTAGTGAAGTAACTCGCGCAACTGGCGTTGAAGCTGGTCTACAGTCTTCAATCACTAGTGAAGCGGCAACTCGTTTGGCTGCCGATGCTGCTCTTGACGCTCGTTTGACTGTTGCTGAAGGTGATGTAAGTTCACTAGAAACTGATCTTGCCGCAGAAATTTCTCGCGCTGGTCAAGCAGAACAAGTTAACGCATCTGGTCTTGCTGCGGAAATCGTTCGTGCGACTGGAGCAGAAGCTGCTAACGCTACTAACCTTCAAGCAGAAATCACTGCTCGTGCCGCTGCTGACACTTCAGTCCGCGTTGACATGACTTCATTGATTACTAATGGTGATGCTGCAACTCTTGTATCTGCTAAAGCAAATGACAACCTACTAATCGTTGACGCATCTGTCGACGGTTCTTCAGGTAATACTGTTACTGATCGTGTTAGTTCAGCAGTTGCTACTGAAACAACTCGTGCGCAGGGTCAAGAATCTGCTATTCGTAGTGAATTTGCTCTTGCCGATAGTGACCTTCAATCAGGTCTAGACGCAGAAATCGCTCGTGCTACTGCTGCTGAAGGCGTTAATGCTTCCGCAATCTCTACAGAGACTAGTCGTGCGACTGGTGAAGAAAGTCGAATCGAAGCGAAATTGGACAATGTTATTGCTAACACTGATCCCGCCGCTCTTGATTCATTGACTGAAATCGTTGCTGCGTTCGTATCTGCTGACTCTGATATGTCTGCGTTGATCGCGTCAAACACTGTAGCAATTAATGCTGAAGCTGGTGTTCGCGCATCTGCGGACTCAGTACTACAAACTAATATCACAACTGAAGCATCAACTCGCTCAGGTGCTGATACTACTTTACAATCTAATATTACTGCTGAAGCAACTGCTCGAATTGCCGGTGATGCCGCAACTCTTGTATCTGCCCAAACAGATGCGACTTCTAAAGCAGACGCTGCTGAAGCTGCCGCTATCGTTCACGCAGACGCACAAGACACCGCACTTATCGGTGACGCATCTGTTGATGGTACTGTTGGTAATACTCTTACTGCTCGTATCGCAACTGCTAAATCTCAAGCATCTACTTACACTGACACAAAGGTTTCTGCTGAAGCAGCAACTCGTTTGGCAGCTGATAACGCATTGTCTCTACGCGCATCTGCATTAGAAGGTGATGTTTCAACTCTTCAAGGTGAGATGGATACTGTTGAAGCAGACATCCTTGCTGAGACTGCTCTACGTGTATCTGGAGACGCAAGTGTTCAGGCAGGTCTTGCTGCAGAAATCACTCGTGCTACTGCTGCGGAAGGTGTTAACGCATCAGCAATCCTAGCGGAAACTACTCGTGCTACTGCGGCAGAAGTTGCTAACGCAACCGCAATCTCTAACGAAGTAACTCGCGCATCTGGTGTCGAAAGTGGACTACGTGTTGATGTAGACGCAAACACTGTTACTGGTGCTGCTAACGCTGCCGCAATTAGTGTCGAGACTACTCGTGCTCTTGCTGCTGAAGCTGTCAACGCATCTGGTCTTGCTGCAGAAATCGCTCGTGCTACTGCTGCGGAAGGTGTTAACGCAACTTCAATCGCAACTGAAGCTGGATTACGTGCTGCTGGCGATGTTGCTCTACGTACTGACGTTGACGCGAATGCCCTATCAATCTCTGGTGTTGACTCTGATCTTTCTGTTGAAATCGCTCGTGCTACTGCCGCAGAAGGTGTTAACGCATCTGGTCTTGCTGCAGAAATCGTTCGTGCTACTGGCATTGAGTCTGGTCTACGCACTGACGTTAACACAGTAACCGGTCGTGTTGATGCTATCATCGGTACTTCTCCAGAAACTCTTGATACACTTCAAGAAATCGTTGCTGCGTTCGAAGGTGCTGATTCAGACATCCAGAACATTATCAATAACAACTCTGGTCGTTTGACTGCTGCTGAAAGTGACATCGATGCTGTTGAAGTACGCGCTACTGATTTAGAGTCACGCTCAACTGCTCTTGAAGGTCGTGCTACTACTCTTGAGTCTGTGCAATTAGCACAAGGTGGTCGTCTAACAGTTAACGAAGGTGACATTGACGGTCTAGAATCTAAAGTTGGCGTTGCCACTCTAGGTACTACTGCTACTAACCTATCTGCTGCTATCAATGAAATCCACTCTGAACTAGATGTTGAAGCTGGTAAAGTTTCTACACTACAAGGTGAGATGACTGCTGTTGAAGGTCAAGTCACAGTTCTAGAAGGCGAAATGAATGCTGTTGAAGCTGAACAAGCTCTACAGGCAGGTCGTTTAACAGTTAACGAAGGTGACATCGACTCACTAGAATCTAAGATGGGTTCTGGCGTATTCGCTACAACTTCACAAACTGCTGTTGGTTCTTCGAACGAACTACACGGTGAAATTAATGCTATTGAGGCTCGCGTAGATTCTGCGGAAGCGGACATCCTTTCAAACGCTGCTGCTATCTCAGCTGAATCTTCTCGTGCGCTTGGTCAGGAAACTGCCATCCGTTCAGAATTTGCTGCTGCTGATACTGCCATAACTTCTGCTTACATTGCTGCCGATGCGGTTGTTCTTTCATCTGCCTCTGTCGACGCAACTACTAAAGCAAACAACGCTGAAGCAGCTGCTAAGATTTACGCAGACACTATTGTTGGTGACGAAGTAGTTGACCGCACGAACGCTGATGCCGTATTACAATCCGCAATCGATGCTGAAGTAACTGCCCGTCTAAGTGCTGACGCTACTCTAAGTTCACGTGCTACTGTACTTGAAACTGAAATGACTGCGACTCAGTCAGGTGCTGGTCTTGCTGCTAACGGTAACTATGTTGCTCCAAGTGGTACTAACTTCCTAGACACTGCTGTTACATTGAAAGATGCTGATAGTAAATTGGATGCTGCTCTTAAAGCGGAACAGACTCGTGCTCTTGCTGCTGAAGGCGCAAACACTACTTCAATCAACAACGAAATTGCTGCTAGAATCGCGGGCGACTCTGACCTACAGGTTAGTCTTGACGCGGAAGTATCACGTGCTCTTGCTGCTGAAGGTGTATTGACATCTAACGTTTCTATTAACGCTGCTTCGATTGTGACTGAATCTAATTCACGTCAAAGTGCCGATGCTAACTTACAGTCTCAGATCGACTTTATTAAAGCCAACACTGATTCTGCTGCTCTGGATTCGTTAACTGAAATCGTAGCTGCCTTCCAGGCTGCTGACGGTACTCTTACTGGTCTAGTATCTCAGAACCAAACTGATATCGCAACTAACGCTTCAGGTCTTGCTGCGGAACTTACCGCACGTGCGGCACAGGGTTCTGCGATTCGTGGTGAGTTCGCTGCTGCTGACACTCTTCTTCAGACAAACATTAACGGTAAGGTTTCTAAGTCTGGCGATGCGATGTCTGGCGATCTAGACATGTCCGGTAACAAGGTCGGTGGTCTTGCAGACGGTACGGTTTATGCTGACGCAGTTAACAAAGGTCAGTTGGACGCGGGTCTTGCTGCACAGCATATCTCTCAGTTTGATACTAGCGACCTTCTAGAAGATCCGAATGGTACTAACCTTTACTTCACAAATGCTCGCGTTCACGCGGCAGTATCCGTCACTGACGTTTCTGGTGAAGGTAATGTTTCTGTAACAAACGGTGTGTTCTCTTTAAACACTGCTAAGGCATTCGTTGAACTAACTGATGTTACAGATTCAACTATCACTGGTAAGGAAGGTTTTGTTGCTCGTGTTAAGACTGATGGTTCTGGTATCGAACTTGTTGACCCAACACAGCTGGCGTTTAACAATGCTCAACGTCAGACTATTAGTGGTGACGGTGCTCAGACTACATTCGCATTAAACTTCGCAACTCTAGAAGCTAACGCGATGGTATTTGTTGGTGGTGTTGTACAGGATCCATCTGTACACTATAACATCGACTCTGAAGCACAGACAATCAGTTTCAACGCAGCGATTCCTGTTGGTACACAAGCGGTAGTTATCGCTCAGTCTACTAACTCGGTTGGTGTACTAGATCCTAAGTCTGTTGGTCTAGAAACTCTTGCTGATAACATCAAAGTCTTCGAACAAGGCAATGATATTGTTGTAGGAACTTCTGCTACAGTAGTTTCTTCATTCAACTCAGCAAACTACCGAACTGCTAAGTACATCGTTACTGTCGCAAATGGTAGTGAGTTCGAAACACGCGAATGTCTAGTTATTCACAACGGAACTGACGCTTTCATCACTGAATACGGTATCGTATACACTGGTGCGGCATTACTAGGTGATACTGATATACGTGTTACTGGTTCTACTGTTGAACTATTATACACTTCTGTATCAGCTGGTTCTGTAGTTTCTGTATCTGCTACATACGTCGACGCATAATAACTTTAACCCTAGGTGGAGGGGGATTCGTCCCCCTCCGCAAATAAAAATTCTAAAACAAAGGTAATAAAATGTCTTCGAACAAAAAATTTAGAATTCAGAATGGCGTTAACATAATCGGTGAACTGTCTATCGATGATATTACTATCATTGATGCGAACGGTAACGTTAGTGCGGATGCGATTGCTACCGCAGTTGCGTCACTAACCGCAGGCGACTTGGCTGATTTGCAGGCACAGGTAACTACAATTCTTGGGAGTTCTCCGGAATCTCTGGATACTTTACAAGAGATTGTTGCTGCTTTTGAAGCTGCGGACAGTACTTTAACCGGAACTGTTGCTGCTAACGCATCTGCTATTACTACAATTAATAACACTCTGGCGAGTGGAGTCGCAACTCCTGCTGACATTAGTGGCTTAGATTCCGATATTGGTGTCCTAGAAACATTTGTCAAAGGTGGTGCTTCACTTTCAACTGTCGCGACTAATGTTGTTCCGGCAATTAACGAACTAGTATCTGAAGTTGCTACTGTAAAAAGTGCGCAGACCGGAGATACTACAACTCTAACTTCAGCAATTAATACTGCTAAATCAGAAGCAATCTCTGCAGCATCTGCTGACGCAACTACTAAAGCAGACGCTGCTGAAGCTGCTGCAAACGCATATACTGATACTGAAGTTGCCGCATTGGTTGCTTCTGCTCCTGGCGCACTAGATACTCTTAACGAGTTGGCAGCTGCCTTGGGTGACGACGCGAACTTTGCGTCATCAATTACTGCGTCTATCGCAACTAAAGCTGACGATACTGCGACTACTGCTGCTCTTGGTCTCAAGGCAAACGCATCTGATGTTGCTGCATCATTTAGTGCGGAAGAATCTGCTCGTGACAGTGATGTCCTTGCAGCAATCGCTACCTCATCCGCAGACGCGACTTCTAAAGCAGACGCTGCCCAACTGGCGGCGGAAACTACGGCATCCGCAGACGCAACTACTAAGGCAGATGCTGCCAAAGTGGCAGCGAACGCATATGCGGTTTCTATTGTTAGTAGCACTGTTGACGCTGAAGCGAATACTCGTGCCGCTGCTGATACCGCGTTAAGTTCTCGTATAACTGCGGTAGAAGGATATTCTACTACTGATATTCCACAAGGTTCTAATGAGTACTTCACTACTGCCAAGGCACGTGCGTCGGTACAAGCTGGTACTGGATTGTCTTATAACCAATCAACCGGTGAGTTTTCAACTAACCTAGTTGCTGGTGACGGTGTTAGTGTATCTGGTGGTACTATCTCTATTGATGGTACATCTATCGGGCAGAATTTGGTTCCTTCTCTAGATGACACGTATAGTCTTGGTTCTCCGGACAAAGTATGGCGTGATGTGTATATCGGCCCTGGCTCATTATACATCAACGGTACTAAAATCCTTGAGGACAACAGCGGTACAATCACAATGTACGCGGACTCAGGTCAGAACCTATCATTCGGTACTTCCGGTGGTGGTGTAATTGATCTAAACGCTGGTTCAGAATCTATTCAGGTTAAATCTAATTTTATCCTGTCTTCTGGCAAAACAATCACAACTGTTGGTGGCGCTGCTACTCAATTCGGCGGTGACGTTGAAATGAATGGTAACTGCATCTTTAATGTTGCGGTTCCACAAACAGACGGCGAAGCTGCTAACAAAGGATATGTTGATAGTAAGATTGCTGCTGATCACGTAGGTAATAAGTCTTTCTTAGGCGACGTTGATGTTCAAGGTAATTTATCTGTTCAAGGTACTGTAACTACAGTTAACTCTGAGACTATCTCATTAGCAGATAACATCATTGACTTGAACTCAAATGTTACTTCTGGTACTCCGACTGAGAATGCTGGTTTCCGCGTAATGCGTGGTGACGAAGCTGCTGCTCAGATTCGATGGAATGAAACCTCAGATCAGTGGGAAGTATTCGACGGTTCTTCTTACACTAAGATTGCGCTATCTACTAGCGACCTAGTGGAAGGTTCTAATGAGTACTTTACTGATGCTAAAGCAAAATCAGCTGTTGCGGCAGATATCGCATCTGCGGTTACTGCTCTAGACAATGACCTACAGGGACAGATTCATACTCTAAGTTCTGGTGCGTCTACTGAAGCATCAACCCGTGCGTCTGCTGATAGTGTACTTCAAGGTAATATCACGGCAGAAGTTACTCGTGCTACTGCTGCGGAAGGTGTTAATGCGACAGCAATTTCATCTGAAGCATCAACCCGTGCGTCTGCTGATACTACTCTCCAGAGTAATATTGATGCGGAACAACTTGCTCGCGAAAGTGCTGACAGTGATCTACAGAGTCAGATTACAGCAGAAGTTACTTCACGCGCAAACGCTGTATCAGGTCTAATCACTGATGTTGCGAATGCTAATACTGCTCGTATCACAGGTGATAACAACCTACAAGCGGCAATTACTTCTGTACAGAATGCGGTTAACGCAATCACTACCGGTACAATTCCTGCTCTAGATACTATAGTAGAAGTTGTTGCTGCGTTTGAGGCTGCTGACGGTAATTTACAGTCATTGATGAGTGGAAACTCTTCAGCGATTAATGTTATTGACGGTCGTGTAGATACTTTAGACTCAGATATGGCAGTGGTTCAGGGACTCGCATCTGCCACAGCATCTACAGTAGCTGTTCAGGGTGGTCGTCTGTCTACTGAAGAAGGTAATGTTGATTCGTTACAGACATTCACTGGTATAGGTACTGCTCTTGATACTACTGCTGCTTCACTAGCAGTTGCTATCAACGAACTACACGGTGAATTAAATACTGCTGTCACTTCAATCAGTAACGAAATCACTCGTGCTACTGCTGCGGAAGGTGTCAACGATACTGCGATTACTTCGGAAGCATCAGCTCGTTCTGCTGCGGATATCCTCTTACAGGGTAACATTGATACAGAAGCATCAACTCGTGCGGCTGCTGATAGTGACCTACAGGTCGGTCTTGCTGCCGAATTGGTTGTTCGTGCTGCCGGTGATACTACTCTCCAGAATAACATTAACACAGAAGTTGCGTTACGTGTTGCTGGTGATAATTCACTTCAGAATCAGATTAACAGTATTGTCTCTAACACTGATCCAGCTGCTTTGGATTCATTGACAGAGATTGTTGCTGCTTTCCAATCTGCTGATGGAACGTTACAAGGATTGGTCAGTTCTAACAATGCTAGTATCTCTACTTTAAATACTAAAGTAGGTGCTATCGAAAATTGGGACACTGATGACCTAAGTGAAGGTACTAACAAGTACTGGACTCCGGAACGTACTAAGTCGGTATTGTCTGGTGGTCTATGTATCACTTACAATTCAACCACTGGTGAAATCAAGATTGACGAAGCGGAAACTGCTTCATCTCTACACGTAGCATCATCTACTAACGCGAACGGTTTGGGTGGACAAGCTCCTTCTCACTACCGTATTGACATCTATGATATCAATGGTGTTATTGTAAACTAATATTACTAATAAGTAGTATGCGAAAAGGGACACTTCGGTGTCCCTTTTTTTATGTGCGCTATAAAACGTATAAATAGAACTAGAATAACTTTAGGACGCACCTCATGTATGTAACTAACCGAGATGATTTGATGGACTATTGCTTGCGTGCATTAGGGCACCCAGTAGTAGAAGTCAATATAGATGAAGAACAATTGGATGACCGTGTAGACGAAGCACTTCAGTGGTTTCGTGAATTTCATCCAGATGGAAGTAAACGCTTTTACTTGAAGCATCAATTGACTCAGGAAGATATCGACAATCAATCTATCGATTTTCCTGACAATTTGGATATGATAAGTGTAGTTCGTATGCTCCCCATGTCCTTTAACGGTTCACAGAATGGATGGTTCAGTGACGCATGGCAGTACATGAAATTTACCATGTCAGACTTTGTTGCCGGAAATGGCATCTTGGGAGACCTTGCTCAGTACGAACAGATGCAGCAACACTTATCGTTGTTGGACATGAAGTTAACTGGACAACCAGAGATTTTATTCGATAGACAATATAATAGAATAAATCTAACTATAGGTAAAAGCAAACTTACTGCGGGGGATTATATCGTATTTGAGGTATATGGTATTAGAGACCCAGACGATTCAATAACAGAATATAACTCTCTTTGGAATCATCGTTTTCTCAAATCATATTGTACTGCGCTCATTAAGAGACAGTGGGGTACTAACTTGATTAAGTTTGATGGAATGACATTGCCAGGCGGTGTCACTGTAAACGCTCGTCAAATCTATGAAGATGCTCTACAAGACATCGAAAAAATCATGGAGAAATTCCGTGAAGAGGAAGACGAAGGCCCAATCTTTTTTGTAGGGTAACCCATGGCAACTAATCCATATATAAGTCAAAATCACAGACCAGAACAGAGTTTATACGAAGACTTAATTATAGAGTCTATTAAATTCTATGGTCAGGACATTTATTATCTACCCCGAGAAGTTGTAGAGAGGGAAGATATCTTTCTGGACAGCATTCAGTCCCAGTTCTCTGACGCCTATAAGGTAGAGGTTTTCATAGAGAATACTGACGGATTTGACGGAGAGGGAGACCTGTTCACCAAGTTTGGTATCGAGTTACGCGATCAAGCAACATTTGTGATTGCTCGTCGGCGATGGCAGGAATTAATTGGTGATAAACTATCAGACAAGAAATTCAGACCAAGGGAGGGTGATGTTATATTCTTACCTCTATCTCAGTCTTTGTTCGAGGTCAAGAAAGTTGAGACTGAAACTCCTTTCTATCAGTTATCCCAGTTACCACTCTTCCGTATGCAGTGTGAGTTGTTTGAGTTCTCTGATGAAGACTTTGACACTGGTGTTGATGCGATTGATATTGTAGAAAAAGAACACGCCTATCAGTATCATATGACTATGGCTGAACCAGATTCTAACCAAGGTGGTTTCTACGAGACCGGAGAATACGTATTCCAGACGTTTGACGATTTTGAACTTGGCGGTGAAGTTACTGCGTGGAACAGTCAAACACGTGTGCTATCTATCGCGCACACGGGTGCTGATGACGGACAATACCACATGTGGTCTGATGACCGAGAAGTATTTGCGGAGTCTGGTGCGGTGTATATGCCGGTACAGGGAACCATTGGGGATAATGTAAACGAAATACAACCTCTATCACAGAATAAAATATTTGATGATTTCGAAAATGATTTCCTAGACTTTTCAGAATCGAACCCCTTCGGAGATGTTTCATAATGTTAGGTACTTATTTTTATAACAAGCGAGTAAGGACTTCTGTATCTATATTTGGTTCTCTGTTTAATGACATACATGTTTTGAGAACAGACTCTAACGGTAAAGTCTTATCACAAGTCAAAGTACCATTATCTTATGCTCCGAAGAGGAGTTTCTTAGAGAGACTCGAAGAGATGTCGCAAGGTGAAGAGGCTGAACGTCGCGTCGCCATTAAGTTACCTAGAATGTCCTTCGAGATAATTGGTATTAATTATGACCCGCAGCGTCAGTTACCTAAAATGAATACGTTTAATGCGGCACCTATTGGTGAAAGAAAAGATTTATACACAGGTGTTCCGTATATATTGTCGTTTCAATTAGCAGTTTATGCTAAATCGCAAGATGATGCGTTACAAGTGGTTGAACAAATTATACCATACTTTGCTCCGCAATACACGCTCTCGGTAAAACCATTCAGCGATTTACCCGATATAGTCGAAGATATTCCGGTCACTCTCACTGGTGTAGATTTTCAAGATGATTATGAAGGCCCATTAGAGCAACGTAGAACAATTATATATAATCTTAACTTTGAGATGAAAACTAATTTCTACGGGCCAGTGAAGGAAGGCACGCTTATTAGAGAAGTTAACACTAATATACACATGCTTTCCAATGATGATTTAAACCCGTTCTTGAGTAATATAAGAATTACTACAGACCCAATTGACGTGAGTCCTGATAGTGACTATGGATTTACTATAGAGATTAATGATGAGCAAAGTCCCAACGGTATCTAACAAAGAAGAGAAACGTAATTTTGTACATGAACAAGACTATGAATACTCTCGTGAAACTTACTACGACCTTATTGAAAAGGGTCGTGAGTCTTTAGAGTTGATGATTGAGGTAGCTCGCGAAAGTGAGCACCCCCGAGCATTTGAAGTTCTGGCTGGTATGATTAAAGGTATCGCTGACGTTAACGATAAGTTAATGGATTTGAACAAGAAGCAGAAAGAACTTTTAAAAGACGATAGACCCGCAGACGCAACAACTACTAATAACAATTTATTTGTAGGTTCTACTACAGACCTTCAGCGCATGTTATTGGGTGGTGATGAAAAGGTGATTGATCAGGACGATTCATAATGGCATCTTTCACTAAGAACTCCTATCTCGGAAACCCTCAAGTAAAACGTGACGGTGTCTCAGAGGAGTGGGATAAGAAGAAACTTCGAGAATACCAGAAGTGTATGAAAGACCCCGCGTATTTCTGTAGGAAGTATGTTAAGGT